TGTGTTAGCAAATCGTTTTAAAATGAAAATATACAAATGGGTTGGAACTGGACACTTCTTAGGAGCTACAATAATTGTAGTTGCAGACTGCGTGAAATCAGCAACCGAAATAATAGAAAAAGAATTGATTGATACTGGACTTGCAAAAAGCTGGGAAGAAACAAGACACATTGAAGAGATTGAGGTGAATGATTGTAGATTGATATATGCTGATAATGGTGACTACTAAATGGTTGCTAACGGTTTGACTATGAGCCGTATTGAAAACAGAAGAAACTTAATAACTAAACAAGACCTAATAAATATGGCTTATAGCCTTTGTTAGGCACTTTTAAGATTATGTATAAAGAAATAGTAACAATTAGTCGAAGCGATGAAGACCAATTTACAAAAGACGTTAATGAATTGCTTGTTTTAGGATGGGAAATATTAAGTACGAGCTGTGGGTTTGTAGATAGTGAACAATATGACTTTTGTGGAAGTTATCAAGCAATTTTAGCAATAAAGAAATAATTTTTATTGTGCCTAACAACCAAATAAAACACACTAACCGATTTAGTAAAAACGATAAAGATGGATAAGTACAGAATAAAAGAATACCAAGGGAAGTTTATAGTAGAGCAAAAACAAAATCCAACCTTTTGGCAGTGTATTGGTTTGGTTAAGTATCAAAAATGGAAAGAATTATATATAAAAACTTTGCATGGACTTCCCAAAAAATATACGCACGACACATTGGAGGAAGCAAAAGAAAGAGTAGACAAATTAATCAAACGAGAATTAGATGTCAAAAAAATAATTAAAGAATTGCAAAAAGTAAAACCAAAGTACCACTACTACCCAGAAGAGACAAAATAAATATTTATGAGAGATCACATAATAGATTCAATGCGTTACGCAGCCGATTGCAAGCGCGAAAACAAAACCTTTAATGAGTTGTGTATATGTCTATCCCAGTGTCAAAACTATATACAAGTTGTCAGAATTGCAGAATACTTTAACAGAAACAAAAAAAAGTACACATTGATACAAGTTAAATTCTTTGTCGAGATGTACGAAGATAAAGTGCAAGATATATTCAAGCTATCCGAGAGGGTTTAGACTACCTAAACAACAAATAATAATTTCGTAAATTTGAATAGATGAAAGGGAAAAGCATTACAGCAATAGACAATCTGTGTAATATGATGAATGAGTTTGGGTTAGAATTAGATCGAGCTACAGAAGTCATTAACACATTAAGCAAAACACCAGTCAAAAGAGATAATAAGCACCCATTTGCTAAATACTTTCAAGTTAGAATTAAATAAGTAAACAATGGCAGCACCAAAAGGAAACCAATACTGGAAAAAACGCAGTAAGCACGGAAGAGATAAAATAATAAAAAGCCCTGAAGCTTTAGCAGAATCATCTGACGAATACTTTCAGTGGTGCGTAGATAATCCAGTAATACAAACAGAGTGGAAAGGTAAACCACTAGAACTAGTAGAAACACCTCACCCAAGAGCGTTCAAAAAAAACGAATTAGCTAGATTTTGTGGTGTTGCTCAGTGGCGAACATTAGAAGAGTTGTGCGGTAAAAAAGACGAAGAACAAACACAAATACAAAAAGATTTTTCGCAAGTTCTTACACGTATAGAGGGAATTATAGCCGATATGAAGTACACATACGCAGTAGTTGGTATGTTTAATTCTACTATTGTGGCTCGTGATTTATCACTAAAAGACAGACACGACCACACAACAGACGACGACAAGTTAGACAACAATGTGACTTTCGAAATTATACGATCCAATGAATGTAAGGACGACAAATAATTTTGAATTCCTACTTGATAATTTTAATAAGTATCGAGGTATAGGTTTGCCTGGCGGTACAAGGTCTGCAAAGTCAATTAGTGCGATGCAGTTTATAGGGCTAAAATGCTTTGAAAGCAAGGGAAAAGAGATAATTATAGGACGAGACACTTTAGCCAACCTAAAGAAAACTACACTAAATGATTTTAAAGCGGTCTGCTACGGTCAAAAAGGAATAGACCCGCTATACCCTAAGCTAAGGATTTACGACGAACACAGCAACCCTAGATGTGAGATAAACGGGAATCTAATAAACTTCTTTGGTTTAAATGATGACATAATGCGTACTCATGGTATGGATAGTGATATATTTTACCTGAATGAAGCTGTAGCGATTAACAAATATTGCTATAACCAACTTAACCAAAGATGCAGAGAGGGTTACATACTTGATTGGAATCCATCAGAACCAAATTCATGGTGCTATGAATTAGAGTCGCGGGAAGATGTTATTTTCAATTATTCATCATACCTCGACAATCCTTTTTTAAGTAAAGCAATTGTTGATGAAATCGAAGCCTATTGCCCCTGGAACTTTGATGATCTACACCTACCAGAAGAAGAGAGAAGACCAAACGAGACAAATATAAGCCGTAAAACAGCAGATAAAAAAATGTGGACAGTTTACGGAAAGGGTGAAATTCACAGAGGTAAAGAAATAATATTCCCTGAGTGGAAGATATACAAAGATGCACCAGAAAGTTATGATTACAAGTTTTATGGGTTAGATTGGGGTTGGAATGATCCCTTAGCCTTTATGGAAATCACAATAGTAGGGAATAAGCTTTACATCAAAGAACTACTATACGGGAGCGAAATAAAACCAGAAACATACATACCAATCATACTAGATCAGCCACTGTTAAAAAGTCAAAAGGTGTATTTAGTGTGTGATAATTCAGAGCCTAAAAGTATAACCGAGTTAAGAAGCAACAATATTTCCGCAGTAGGCGCTAAGAAGCCTAAAGGCTCAATAATGGACGGCATAAACCAGTTGAACAGGTATCAAATATTTATACACGAGGATAGCCACAACTGCCAAAGAGAAGCGAATACGTACAAATACAAGGTAGACAGTAAAACGGGGTTAGTTTTGGATGTGCCAATAGATAAAAATAACCATTGTTGGGACGCGGTACGCTACCCTGTACAAATGTTCTTAGAAAACAAAACCCTAAAGTAATGCACACAAATGATAACCTACACAGGGTTATGTATGCAAAAAGTGTGTAATTGACAAGAATCTAAACAACATGATGACGTTTTTTTAATCATATACAAAAAAATTTGTACTTTTGATTTCAAACGTTTGGTAAATGGCAAACTTCATTACGAAGGTAATAGATAAATCGATTGACAGAATTGCGCGTAAATCGCAGTCTATAAACTTCTACCCAGCAAATAAGAAAGTGTTTAGCCTTTTTGGTGGTGTTCTGTCAAATAGAGAGTATGCCGACCTAGAAACATTGATCAAATATTTTGAGTGCCACCCGTTAGTGTTTGAGGTAATAGACAACGTTTCCCAAAATGTAAGCCACATACCTTTAAAGATTACAACATCCAGAGACAGTGAAAAAGCTTTAGCGAACTCACGAATTTTAGAGATGTTACCAGCAGATATTCGTTATCAAGTAGTAGCTTCAATTGAATCATGTGGCAATGCGTTTCTTTATTTCCGTAAAGGTATCGGGATGGGTGAAGAGGTGGAATTCTGGTACGCGCCGAACGTCACTATAACAACTTCAACAGTAACAGGAGAAGTTACAAAGTACTGTTATTACGATGAACACACAGGCTCTTATGATGTACAAGGTGAGGACTTGCAATACGTTCTACATTTAAAAAACCCGCAAATATCACAACATTATTGTGTTGATCTAGGTTTTTCGAAGTTGCAAGGGATGATGGATGTGGTAGAAAGTTCTAAGGAAAAATTTATAGCTGAGAAATCTATCTTTAAAAACAAGGGCGTTTCTGGGTTAATCGTATCAAAGACAGATATTCCACTACTTGAGCCAGATAGAAAAGCACAGCAAGCAGATTTTGATGAACGAATAGGAGGGGCGCAAAAGTTTGGAGGTGTGGCATTAACGTCTAACGATGTTAATTTTCTACCTATTGGGATGAGTCCAACAGATTTAAAAATGTTGGAAGGTATAGTTTCAGATTTGCGCAGACTATGTTCAGCGTATAATTTAAGCTCGGTACTATTTAACGATGTTGCTAACTCGAAGTTTGACAACATGGAGGAAGCAGAAAAACAGGCTTATATAAACTGCTACATACCAACAGCCGAGAAAATATATCCCAAGATATTTGAATGGCTTAGTGAGCTACTAAATATTGACGAAATACCAAACGTAGACAAAACGAAAATCGAGGTGATTAAGTCAAGTACTAATGTAGTTGCAATGGCTTTGAAAGATTTTGATATACAAGTACAAAGAGATTTAGTTAGCCAAATGACCACAGACGAAGCGAGAGAGCTTTTAACA